ACCAATAAGGTATGAATACTCCTACAACAGAAGAGCCTAAAAAGCTAGTTAATCTTCGTGCGTATATGTACGAAACCTATCAGCAAGTAACCAAAGAAGGTGCTAAGTATTTCATCGTGTGGCAAGTAGTCCACGAGGACGGGGTGCTAAAGGGATACGAACTACTTAGGCTATTCAAAGACCAACAATTTAAGTTTGTAGAAGCAGAAACTTTTGATAGACTACTTACAAGTGGAGTTATCAGAAAATGGGATGTATAGTCTTTTGTACATAATTTGAAATTAGTTATATTTGTGGTATGAAAAATCTGTTCCACAATATACTATCAATAGCTCATTTACGCTCAATAGAGGAATTTTTTTTTAACTTAATTATAACTTCATTTTCATTTATATTAGGGTATAGTCAGTTGATTGTACTAGACAACTCAAATCTATTTATGGGAGTTGTTGTGGTAGTGGTTTCAGATTGGGTCATGGGAACAATACTTGCTTTAAAAAACAAAGTGTGGCACACGAGAAAAGCAATAAAAATTGTTTATTACATATTTGCATATTCGACTATTTTATTTACGGTGTTGGCGGTAGAAAAAGCGCATCCATCAGCCTTCTTTTTAAGTGAAACTATAATCATGCCTATTTTGGTGTTTCAGATAATCTCCACATTAAAGAACGCAAGTTTGATAGGGTTTATCCCGCAAGGGTTGTTGCTGAATATTTTGAACAATATTGATAGCTACAAAAACGCATCAATTAAAAATGAAAACGCATGAGTGTAAAAAAAGACGCATTAACCCTACAAAGGATTGAATTATTACACCCATCAGTAAGGCAAGAAGCCAAAGAGATATACGAAGAAATATGTGAGCGTTTAAACGGTCGAGTGCTTTGCAGGTTTGCGTTTACGCTTCGCACCTTTGCCGAACAAGATGCACTATACGCACAAGGGCGCACGACAAAAGGAGCAAAAGTAACAAACGCAAAAGGCGGTCAATCATGGCACAATTACGGATTAGCTATTGACATTGTTATGCTTCACGATAAAGACGGCAATGGCACACACGAAACCGCTTCATGGGATAATAAAATAGACTTTGACGGTGATAACGTTGCTGATTGGTTAGAGGTTGTTTATGTATTCAAGTTATTCGGTTGGGAATGGGGCGGTGATTGGGTCAACTTTAAAGATACACCTCACTTTCAAAAAACATTTGGATTGACTATTGCAGAAGCAAAGAAGCGATTTGAAACAAAGCAACTGATTAGCGGAACTAACTACATTTGGCTGTGAAAGAATTTAAGCAATACGCATACCTAGTCGCCACGTTTATTATGTTAGTGATTTTAGGTTTGGTATTGTTATCTTTGCAATGTTGCGAAAGCTAAATAAAACTATGAAAAGATTTTTAGAACTATATTGGAAACCTATTGCGATTGTACTTGTGGTATTTTTTGGGTACACATTAATCTTGTTATCGGTTGGCAAGTCAAGAAAGCAAGTTGAACTTGATTTGCTATCCAAGCAGTACGAGATTAAGTTGGCGGAGCAGGAGAAGCGGTTGTCAGCTTTGAAAGTGGAATACGATGGCGCACAAGAGAAAGTTACAGAAGGAATTTACAAACTTGAAATCTTAACCTACAAATATGATAGTATCACCAATGTACTTAAAACCAAAAAAAGGAAACCTAGTCGCCCTAATTATGCTAATATCTCTGCTGATAGCCTATCGAAGTTATGGTCAAAGCACACAAAAAGATAGCACCGTAGTAGCCATTAAGGACATGATTACAGTCGTTGAGAAATTGGACGAGTGTGAAGAAATCAAATACTACAACAAGACGCTAGAGAAAAAAATAGAAATATGTGACGAATTTGTGCGCACATCAAAAGCTAGCATAATTGATATGAATAGCTTTATCGCCAAGTCAAACGAAACCATCTTTGCTCAAGACAGCGTGATAATGACGCTAAAGACGCAGAAGCAAAATATGATTGGGCAAATAAAATTTCAAAGGGCGCAAACCATTAAAAAGTCTTTTGGGTTCGGAGTAGGCGGATTGCTTGTGGGATTTGGGTTAGGGGTAATATTAGGAATATTTGCAAATTAAAATTGTCACAAAAGTTTACTATATTTGTGACATTAATTAACGCCTAAAACTTAGGAAACTATGGCAGCACCATTTATAGCAACGTCAACCGCAGGTTGGATAGACGTTTTCCCGAACACGCCCGTGCGCTTCGAGGACTTAAACATTGAGAACATTTTGCTTGTTCTTGAAAAAACTTGGATTAACCCCGACACTCAAACTAATTTGGAAGTATTCCAAGTTGAAGTATGCGAGGGCGGAGTGAGCCACTTAAACTTACGCAGAACAACTTACTTGTTCCCGACTAACGGAGCGACCTTAGACCAATTTAAGGCTATCTTGGACGCACAGAGCGCAGGGAATAAGGTAGTGAAGTACACCGACTTAATTGCGATTGGCAACATCGAGAACACGATTACTAGCCGTCCTGTGTTGATTAACGAACACAAGATTATCCGCAAGGTGTATCTACCGAGCGAGGACGTAACCGACATTTATTGCGATGCTTTCGAGTTGCAAGCGAAGCAGTTGTTCGTTGATGGCGACCAAACCACAGCAGTAGATTACTACTACGAGTATTACGACTAGGCTATTACCTTTGAACTAATCAACGCCTCGCCTAAAAACGGGGCGTTGTCTTTTAACATACTTTGTGTTTTATGTTTGTGTAACTTGGAGTACATTTGCGGTATAAAATACAACTATGAATTACAAAGAATACATTAAGCTAGGGTTTAAGAGAACCGATATGTCTGATAGCCTTGAATTTAATCGTAGTGGCTATTACGGCTTTTGTTTAACCAAGCACATAAGCGATAAAATGATGGTCGAAGTTTCAAGCGAAGACTTGGGTAAGCCAAAACTTTACATCAAAAAAAGAGGTAGTGAAACGTATCACATTGTACTAATTCCAACAGAGGCGGTCATTGATTTGTTTACCAACGATGAAACTTTTGAATACACTTATACCGCTTGTTAATGACACCCGAACAAATTGAAATCTTAGAAAAAGCTATATCAAGATACGGCACTAGGTCGCAGTTAGATATGGTAGTTGAAGAAAGTGCAGAACTTATCCAAGCTATCAATAAATTGAAGCGAAGTGGACTTGTTGAGCATACTATCACGAAACCTAGTTGGTGGATGGAGTTAAAGGAAATCCGTGCTTACAACGATTTGTGTTCGGAAGTCGCTGATGTAAAGATAATGTTGGCGCAGATGGAGTTGATGCTTTGTAAGGAAAGAATACAGATTAGCGTTGACCGAAAGATAAACCGATTGGAAAGAAGATTAATGAAAAAATAAATCCCTATTTTTGTGATACCTAGAAAGAAAAAAATATGTGTGTCTTGCGAGAAAGAAAAGTACATATACGCAAAGAAAATGTGTATGGGGTGCTATGGTCGGGCGCAAAAGGGGAAAACAAATGAAACGAAGAAAAACAAGAGAGTTGGTTTACTCAACAACGAACTATCCGAAATCGCAGTCTATAACGAAATATGGTCAGAGCGAGTACACCGAAGTGAAGTTAGCGGAGAACCCTTACTCCCAAAAGGACACCCAATGTGGCATTGGCAATTTTCACATTGTATCGGAAAAGGTTGCTATGGGAAATTCAAATACGACAAACGAAACATAATACTAAAAACTCCCGATGAACACATACTTTGGGAGAATTATAAGCACAAGATACGGGACAACCCGAAATGGAAATGGGTATTTGAGTTAGAAGAAGCATTAAAGCAAGAGTATTTTCAAGGTAAATAGTTATCTTTGTAGTGTTTAAATTACATTATGAAGTTTACTGATTACAAAGACTACGAACAGCACATAGTTCTGTGCGATGATGTTCCCGAAATAGAGAACTACTACATCAAGCTACCGACACCGCCAAAGTTAGAAACATTCAAGAATTACGGTAAAGAACCACTCAAGCAATTCTACCACACCGACAGAATACCCGACAAATTATTAAAGCTAAACAAGCTAGATAGGGATGAAGCCTTTGCTATCGCTATGAAGGACAAGGAGTGTATGGATTTCATTGCTATGGTTTGGGATAAGCGTATCAATGGCGAGTGGGTGTTCATTAATGGTATGCCTTTATACATACCGCCCGTGTACTACTTCTACCTTAATTTCTATCACCTAGACACGGGGTTGCCTAAGTTCCGTAAAAGTGATTTGGACTACTACTATTGGTGGGAATTTGCGGTGGTACAAGACCCGATGGTGTTCGGTGGGCAGTCGCTAGGCAGACGAAGATTGGGGAAAAGTTACCGTGCGTGTGCTATTCTATTGGAATATTGTACGTCCCATTCTGCCGCCTTCTGTGGGTTGCAAAGCAAAAACGAAAAAGATGCCGAAACCCTATTTGCTAGGGCGGTGGTCAACCCTTTCCGTAAATTGCCTTTCTTCTTTAAACCTTACTACGATAGGGCGGGTAAACTAAAGAATGACATTCAATTCACCACCTACGGAGAAAACCCCGATGAGTTAAATAGTTGGATTGACTTTAGAAGTTCTGTGGCGACTGCATACGATAGTCAGAAGTTGCACCGATGGTTCTTAGATGAGGGCGGTAAGATGGTTCCGCCTACTAACCCCGTTGACATATACGATAAGACGAGAGAGTGCTTGGTGGAAGATGAAAAGATTATCGGGAAAGCAATAGCCGACACCACGCTAGAGGAAGCCGCACGAGGGGGTATGGAAAAGTACAAAGAAATTTGGGTGGATAGTTCTCGAAATCCCAACGATAAGAAGATGAACGAACTAGGGCAAACCACTTCGGGATTGGTTCAATTCTTTGTGCCAAGTCACAAGTGCTATATCTTTGACCGCTTCGGGTTTCCGATAGTAGAAAATCCGAGTGGGTATCAGCTAGAGGATAGAAAACGTCAATGCACGGACGAACAAATTGAAATGGGATTACACAAGATGGGTGCATTGGAGTTATTGGAGAGTGGCACTAAGGACATAAAAGACCAAAAGAAACGCCAAGACAGAATTAGAAAGTACCCTAGAACCGTAACAGAAGCGTTTAGAAATTCGGGCAATAGTTGTCACTTCAATTTGGGTGTCATTAACGACAGACTAGACTACTACACCTTTGATAAAGAACGAGAGAAAGTTCGTGGCAACTTCGAGTGGAAAGACGGTCAAGAAGATACAGAAGTGATTTGGCGACCAACCCCTAACGGGCGATGGCTTATGGCTTATGTGCTAGACCAAGAACAATCAAATAGGCGAGGGGAGAACGGGGGGAAAAGGATACCATTAAACTTCGATAAGTTTGTGATTGGCTGTGACCCCTTTAAGTACAATGTAACCACTTCCAACAAACCCTCTCACGGTGCAGGGTATCAATGGATGTACTTTGACCAATCAATAGACGGAATGAAAGAAGAAAAAGATTGGCTTACAGATGACTTTGTAGGGGAGTACCTTTATCGCCCCGCCACTACCGACCTATTCGCAGAGGATATGCTGATGTGGGCTATCTATTCTTCGTGCAAGGTCAACCCCGAAATGAACGCAGATATTATCTCAAAGCACTTTGTACGCAGAGGGTACGAGAAGTATTTGCACTACGGGAAGAAATTGGTAAAGAAAGATGGCGTGGTACAGATTAAAGAGAACATTAATTCGGGGGCGACCACGCTAGGCGGGGCGATGAAGGACAGCTTATTTGCGAGTGTGGATTGGTACATTGAAACACACGGTAATAGATGCAAGTTCCCTAACTTCTTGACGGACTGCCGTGAAGTGGGTTATGATAATATCAGTCCTTTCGATAGCTTTGTAGCAGGTGCATACACCTTGATGCCTGTTAGAGAGTTAAAGACTAGGACTAAAAAAGAGCCTGTTTCATTTAGGTCGTTTATGCAGATGCGGAAGTATTAACATTATTTGGCTATTTATATTGGTGTAATCGAACTACATTTGTGTCAAACAAAAACAAAAAAATATGGAATTAAAGGGAATTATTACACAAGGCGAAAGCAAATGGTTAACGTGCTGTCAAAGCGTAACGGATATACTAATTGGAGGTGTATCACTTTATGATAAATTAGAAGAACTATTTAACCAAGATAGTGAAGGTTATTTTGAAGATGGCAACAAGCAAAGCCCACGTTACGGAGTTAGATATGTCATATTAGAAGAACAACCAATAGAGGACAAAACCTTTGAACAACAATCTGCCGAAGTTGTAACTCAAATGTTATACGCAGACTACGTTAGCGGTTGCTATTCAGAATGGACTTGTGGCTATGGCGGATTTGATTATGCTATTGACAATGGTGGTCATTCAATATTCAAAGAACTTGAAAGCTATGTTGGCAAATACGTTCATTTTGCTATTTAGTAATTTATGGGAATATCAACACAAGAGTATCAGAAGCTACTAGAGAACTTGAGTAAGACAAAGAATGATTTTAATATGGATAATAAACAAATAATTTACGGAAACCCACCAAGCAAAAGCAACTGCTATAAGATAATTTCCTTGAACGGTCACGGCTCATTGGCTAAAACAAAGGCACTAAAGCAGTACGAAAACGACTTCTTTATTCAATGCAACAAGTATCGTAACGCAAACATAAGCGGTTACTTTGAGTTTGATATTGATGTATATTACCCATCGCAACGTGCCGACTTAGACAACTCACTAAAGGTAGTATTGGATTGTCTGCAAAAGGTCAAAGCAATTGATAACGACAATAAATGTGTTAAGATTGTGGCGAATAAGTTTTTAGATAAAGCTAACCCAAGAATTGAGTTTATAATTAAACCTATTCAATAAATTTACCCATAAATAGTTATCTTTGTAGCAAAAATACAGTATGTTCATTCCTCAATTAGCAACTTCAGCCTTAAGTTTATTAGCACAAATCCCTTCGTTTGTTGGTCAGGGTATAGCATTACAAGAGCAAAAAGAGCGTGCTAAAAAACTGATTAAAGAAGCGGAGAACGTAAAAAAGAGAGAGATACGTCCCGAATATATGACTGCTTTAAACGAAGCAGAGCTATTATCTTTAAAACCTATGGCAAACTACGAGGCAGCTAAAGCAAACATAGACGCTAATTCAGCCAATGCACTACGTTCAATTAGGGAAGGTGGAGTTAATGGAGTTTTAGCTGCAAACACTATTTCTGCTGTATTGGCAAATCAGAACAAGGAATTGACGAACCTAGATGCAACGCAAGGTGAGTTTAAATTGCGTAACCGACAAAACGCTATCCAAGAATTAAAAGGGGTCGGGGCAGAACAAGAGAGATTAATTCAAGAACAATTAGCCGAAAAGCGTGCAATTATGGCTAGTGCAGAAGCATTGCAACAAGCTAGTACAGCCAACAAGCAGAACTTATTGGAAACGGTTGGTTCAACGGTGGCAGGATTGGGAACTTCTTTGGGTAAGGGAATTAGTGCGGGTGCGGATATTAAGACGTTGAAAGACGATTTAGCAAGTGGCAAATTAAAGCAGTCGGAATTTGATGCTAGACGCAGAAATACATTGTTTGGAACTAACGCAACGGGTAATAATTGGATGTCATCCGTAGCAAATATGGGTAGTGCTTCTAGTTCGGGCGCAGGTGCGGGGGCGCAAATAGGTAGTATTACGCCTACTGCAACTACACCACAAGCAACAAGTGAAATTAACTTAGCAGACCAACTTGTTAAGGCGGGTAGGTTTGCAACGATAGAAGAAGCTATTGCTTTTTTGAATAAATCGGGTTTTAAACTAGGAAAATAATATGCAGATAGTACAGCCAAGTGGAAGTATGTTACCTAACCAAGCAAGTGCGGGGGTAGGGGCGGTTATATTTGACAAGCCTCAATACGACCCACTTACGGTTCAGATGAGAGTAAACGCAGAATTAGACGATTTTGCTAAACAGAAACAAGCTCAAGCCGAAAAGCAAAAAGCAGATACGGCTAAGTTAGTGGCTGACTTAAACTTTGACGCTAAAGGAATTTACGACCAAGATAATGATTTTTTTATTGACGGCAAGAGGAAACTAATTGACGCTAACGCTAAGTTGTACTCACTAGAACCGAACACCCAAGCATTTAGAGATGCCGAAAAGGAAGCGAAAAGACTTCAAGGGTTTTATTCAGTAGAAGCCCAAGCAAGTGCGATGCACAAAGATATGCTTGCTAATGCTATCAAGGATTTCGACCCGACAAAGCACGACAAGAAATACTTTGACGAGTGGATTGTTGGTATGAGAACCGCAGCTAGTATTGAAGCAAGAAATAAAGTGGCGGGTAAAAACCCATTTATGCCAATTCAAAAAACACTAGAGGAAAAAACGCTAAGACTATTTGACGAGGCGCAAAAGGCGGGTTTGGTAAAACCTATTGCCGTTAAACAAGAGTACGGACGAACCCCCGATGGAGAGGGTATATTGATTGAGAAAGAAGAAATCTTACCCGAAAATAAATCATTGGATTTGGCGCAAGGATGGCTTGCTAATTCCGATATAAAGGATGATGTGCTTGAGCAGTATAGTCAACTACCCGAAAGCGAACAAAGCTACTATTTGAACCGTGCAAAAGAATTATCTCAAAAATACTCTACTAAAGACCAAGCAAAGGTGTACGACCCTATTAGTGTTTATTACAGCCAAAGCACACTTGATAAATACAATGTTGGTAGTCAAAAAAGAACCCAATTAGGGTTTAGCCCCAAACAGCAACAAGAGGCAGAGTTTATGTATAGCGCAGGTGAGCAAGACGCTAAAAAAGTTGGCGAGAGTTTAGTTAAACTTGTTTCGGGTATTATGCAAGGTAAACCCGAATACTTGAAGCCCGCTAGACTTGAGTATGGTGGACGACAAGTTAATGCAGTTCGGGCGCAAGGATTGAACGGATTTAAGTTAGGTACTTATGAGTATTTTAACGATAAGAGCGGTCAAAGACAAATATTGCCAAATGAAATTAAAGACGTAATTCGTATGCCCGATGGTCGTGTCATGGTGATGACTTCTCAATCCTACGACAAAGAGTATCAGAGGACGAAAGGGGATGAAAGTAAAATGGAAATTGCTAGCCTTTACATACCCTACACAAGTGCAACTCAATTATACAATGATGTTGTAACGGGTAATTATAAAGGGCAAAACGAACAAAAGTACAGAACTTCGGGAATGGATTGGGTTAAAGATAATTTCCCCGATGCTTATTTAGGGGCGACAGGCTTCGATGCAAGTAAAGTAGCACCGTTAAGCCAAGAAGAACAAGAACAGCGTGATGCTATATATGGGTTGAAAGTAGTTCGTAGAGAAGAGGCATTGCCTAAAGAAGTTGGTATTGGGCAAATATTTAAACCACAAGCTACACCCCAACCGAAAAATGAAGAACCTAAGAAACAAGAAGATTTAAGAAAGAAATATAACTACTAATGGCAGACGAATTGACACTTAATGAAACAGACCGCAAGAAATTAGACGGCATAGTTCAGCAAATGACAGCCAATAAAGAGGCTGATGCTGATATTCAATTTGTTGTAAACGACTTTAAGACCAAATACGGTCAAAAAAAAAGTCTAAACGAACCTACAAGTGGAAGCGTAGAAGTTTCAAAGACCGTTTCTACGCCTCAATCCGTGCCTTCTACCGTGAGTGGAACAAGGGTTGATGGTAGTGGCGCAGAGAATAAGGCAAGATATGATAAATACAAAGAAGATAAATCTGTCGAAAATCCGAAAATCCGATACGGCAAACCAATACTACAAATATTCCCTAATCAAACTGATAGAGAAATTGTGTATGGCATTGATGACCGTATGTCACAACCTATTACTCTTGGTGACGATAGTAGGCAGATGGGTGTTGCTAAAGGTGACGTTTTTGGCGAGATTAAAGTTAATGCTGAAAACGCTCAAAAGGCTTTAGAAGGCATTAATCAGTCACGATATGTAAGAACAAAAAAACTACAAGAACAAACTGTTGCAAAACAAGACCAAGTATTCCTAGAGGGGAAGAAGATAGAAAACCTTTCTAACCAAATTGATTTCGCCACTAAGCTACCTCAATATAAAGAATTGACAGCTATTGACGAGCAGTTGAAGGCAATGGGTGAGCCTAAAACAAAAGAACAGATAGACGCTTACAATGCTTTAATTGCTAAACGAGATGCTTTATTAGATACCGATGTAAGCCAAACAGACGAATACAATGCAACCGTTACAATACCTACTTTTGATATGCCATCCGATGATATGTCGGAAGAAGTAAATAGACAAAATCAGATTAAGGATATTGTAAATAAAGGCAAGAAATCTTTTGAAGCAAAGGCGGCATACGAGGGTAAGGTAAAGTTAAGAGATGTTCTTGGAGTGGCTGATATGAAGTCAAAAGAATTATCTAGTAGCATTGCTAAGTACAAAGAAAATGCGGCACAAATTGATTTGAATATTAAAGAGATGTATAACCTTAACAAGGATAAACTTGAGAAGGTTGGGTTTACAAAAGGCTTCTTTGATGGTATTAATCAAACAACAATATCCAATACTTTAGCTGACTTATACTTGTCGGGAGATGACGACCAACTTGGTAAATCTCTTGAAAATCTTTATATGGAACAAGCCACTATGCCAACAGAAACTACGGTTGGTGGCGATATTGGTACTATGATTGGTGGTCAAGTGGAGCCTATGGCGGTTGCTTTCGGAACAAGTGTAGTTAGTGCTAACCCCGCAGTCGGTGTGGGTACAGGTGCTTTATACTATGGAAGAATGGGTATTGGTAGCGGACTTTTAGATGTTTATACCACAGCTAGGTCACAAGGCAGAACTCAAGCAGAGGCGTTAGCGTTAGCTAAAAAGCAAGCAGTAGCAGGTGGTGTTGGTGGAGTAGTAGAAGGATTGGCGGGTTTATTAACCGCAGGCGGAAAACCCGTAGCAGGTATAGTGTCAAATGGGTTTAAGCAGGCTGTAAAAACGGGTTTAAAAGAAGCCCAAATTGATGCTGTTACGGCAGGGCTTGTTGCCGCAGGTCAAAACGCAAATATTCAACGATTAGGGTTAGATAGAAAATTGCACGAAGGTGTCATTGAAAATATGGTAGGAGAAGCATTTTTTAGCGTAGGTGCAAAAGTAGCAATAACGGGTGGTCAAAAAGTGAGGGGATATGGAACTATTGTAAACACAATGGCTAAAGGTTCTTTCCGAGATATACAAGCAATAGTAGATGACGCTGTTAAGCAAGGTATAGCTAACGAAGCAAATGCTAGTCAATTTATACAAGACGTTCAAAAAAGTGCCAAAGCCCAAGAGAAATTAAAAGGCGTAGAACTGAATGAAGACGTAGAAGATGATGTAATTAGTTTGCAGACTAAGATTGACGAACTAGAGGCGCAAAAGAAAAATGCTTCCCCTGCTACTATTGGAGAACTTGATAGACAAATAAACGAATTATCTGCTAAACTAAAAGTTGAAGCAGGGTTTCCTTTAACGCCCGATGAGCGCAAAGAACTTAATCTACTTCAAACAGCTAGAGATAGCAATAAAGAATACGATAAAGAAAAATTAGCGGAACTAGAGCAACGACAAAAGAACAATCAAGACGGGAAAACCAAATTAGTTACAGACCAACCTATCCGTGTAAAGTATAAAGACGGTAGAACGGGTCTTGTGTTTGTGAACGCAGAAGGTGATGTAGAGTTTGTTCCCGATGGAAATTCTGCGGGCTTAGTTATAGACAAACAAGCAGGTGCAAGTTTTAGAAGTTTGGCTAATTTAGGTTTTGAGCAAGTTGTTGGCGAAACGGTTGCTGAACCTAATTCTCAATTACTAAGTGGCGATATAGCTGTCGGGACTAATGTTTTATATAAAGGCGGTAAATATCAAATTGCTAGTAGTAAGAACGCCCCCGATGGGGTTAAGCTAGATGCTGACGGCAAGGTGAGAGTAGTGTATTTAAAGGGCGAAGACGGCAAGGTAATAGCTGTTGGTGCTGATAGTGCAGACGGGAAAAGAATTATTGACGATGCTAATAGAGTGATAGGTAAAGGCGAAGCCACGCCTACTGAAACAGCACCCGTTCAAGAAGAAACAAAAGTAGTCGAGGCGCAGAAGAAAACCGATGAAACGGTTGAAGTGAAGTTAGAAGCTAAGAAAGCTGATATAGAAAGAAGAAGACAAGAAGCATTAAGCCAATATGATGAAGAAGGGCTTAAAGAAGCCTATACAGTTGGTAGTAATCAAACAATAGGCGAAAAAATTAATGCAGAATACGATGCAGAACTAGCTGCTTTAGAAGCAACAACTCCAAAAGTCGAAGCAGTACAAACCCCTACTGAAACAGTAACGGAAGCAGAAGTTGTTACCCCTATTGCGCCCGATGGGGGTGAAGGAGCAACTGATGGAACAGGCAAACAAAAAACTTGGGGTAAATTAACTAAAATGCCACACCAAGAAGGGAAGGGTGTAGAAATAGATAATGCTCCTGATGGTAATTTTATAAACGTAGGTTTACAAATAGGGCAAACTACTGAATTAATACCCGAAGGAGATGTAGCTTCAAATTTACCGAAAGATGTTAAGATATTGAGCCAAACAAAAATGGTGGACGATTTTGGCGAACCTTTCTTGTCTTTAGAATTATCAAGACCGCTTACTAAGGCAGAGTTACTAAAATTACAAGAGGCAACTCAACAACTTGATATACCTCAATTATCGGGTAAAAAAGGTACAATGTATGGCACTCAACAGTATGGTTTATTTGACCCTACTAAAATGACGCTACCTGATGGCACTAGATTGTCAAATGCAACAACCACTTCTTCAACTACTAAAAATAACTTCAAGCCTAATAAAGTTCTAACGGGTGCAAATAAAATTATTTCGGGTATAGCTGATGCTTATAAAAAAGCTAATAGATTTTTCTCCAAAACACCACGCCTTGTTACTAAGGTATCGGATGTGGACGGAAAGAGAATAGCTGATGCTTTCAATGAGATGAAGCACGAACCAAATAATCCCGAAGTAAAAAAAGGCTTTGAACAATTAATTACTGAAATCAAGAAACAAGCCGATGCTCTAATAAAAGAAGGCTTTAAATTTGAATTAGTTACCGAAGGCAAAGCATATAATAGCGATAGCAAAAAGATGCTTAATGATGTAAAAAACAATAAGCGAATACTTATTGAAGCATCAGAAGGCGCATTTGGAACTAAGAGAACATTCGACCAAGATAATATCGGATTACAAGATAGCGGGTACACAGATGTGAATGGTCGCAAATTAACAAACGTAGAATTGATTAGGGCGGTACACGACTTGTTCGGTCACTCTGAATACGGTAACGGCTTTGGCGCAATAGGGGAAGAAAACGCTTGGAGAGTACACATGAGTATGTTTACTCCATTGGCGCAGAAAGCACTTACCGCTACAACAAGAGGTCAAAACTCTTGGGTTAATTTTGGTAATCACATGAGAAATGCTGATGGTAGCATTAAGAAGAAAGGTGATGCAGGCTATCTCGAACCAAACAAAAGACCATTTGCAGAACAAAAGATAGGATTTCTACCTGATTGGGCTATGGAAAACGCCTACGGGGATAGAGTTACAGTAAACGGGAAGGAGATAAAACCTACCAACAAATATGTTGTTGATGGGAAAGAGGCGTATGAGATAGATGATGCTCAAGCGTTCTTCGATGCAATATCTTCTGCTAAAGAAAGTAGAGGCGATGACGGAATACAAGTTGCTTTAAAGACAAAAGAAGAATATCAGAAAGTTCTTGACGAAGGTGGTGTGCTTTTAGTTAGCAAGGACGGCAAGGTAGGAGTTATGCTTGAAGCCAATGGTAATGTAGGTAGTGGGTTCGCTCACGCAGACTTGCCGAAAGGAGAGAACTCATTAAAACCCCTATTGATTACCGCTATTAAATTAGGCGGTAGATTTACGGATGCTTATGATGGATACTTACCTAAGTATTATTCTAGGTTTGGATTTAAACCTTCATTTAGAATGAAGTTTAACCCCGAATTTGCTGACAAAGGATGGGAGAAAACAATATTGAAAAATGAACCCGATGTCGTGTTTATGTATTTTGACGGCAACAGGGAAACATTAGAAGCTGATTACAATAAGTTCCCTGATTATGATAATACTAAGGGCGAATATGTTACTGATTACGATAAGGCAGTAGAAGCTACTAAGGCTAAATCTATTGAGTTAGAAGACCAAGCGTCTTTAACGCCTCCTCCTGACGCAAAAGCGGGTGCTACAAAAAAAGAAACACCTCAAACCGAACCCAAAGTTGAACAAGCCACCGAACAGGTACAGAAATTTAAGGACGTATTAGACCAACGCACCGACAAAAAGACGGACAAGGCACTCAAAGCATTTGGCGAACAAGAGGCAAAAGCAAAAGAGTTAATTGACAACTACGACACTAACCTTAAAAAGCTAGAAGAAAAAGGAGTAGAAGTTAAGGGTACTAAAGAAGAAATCTTAGCTGATATGCTAGATGGCAAGTACGATGAAGCGTTAAAGAGTGATACTTCTATTCCATCATCTAAGACAGAAATAGAAAGACGACCTATTACTATGCTTGATGGAGAAGAAGGCATTGAGTTGATAGTTAAAAATGCGGATGGTACTGAAACTTCAATGGGTAAATTCTACGCTACCGACACTAAGGAGATGGATAAGATTGAGCGAGGCTTAAAATTAGCTGACCAACAAAAGGCTAAAGGGAGCGATAGTAAATCAGAAGTTCAGAAAGCTAATGAAGAAGTATGGAAAGCCGTACAAGACTTGTTAGATGCGGGAGATATAACTAATTTAGGCTTTGCAGCTAAAAACGTAGGAGAAAAGTCGGCAGAAGCGTTAGATAGATTGCATAAAGCGTTAGTTAATGCAGCAAAAACCTATTTGAAAGCAGGTGGAACTTCATTAAAGCAATTCGCTAAAAACATTGGCTTGAGTGCAAAAAACGCCAAGCAAGCGTGGGACGAGGCAATGGGTCTTACAACTTTTAATAAAGACAACCTTGACTACGACCTAGCCGATATAGCAAAGGTAGCTATTCGCAGAGGAATAAAGGTGCGTGAGAAGTTACTAGAATACAAAGCAAAGCAAAAGGATGTAGCCAAAGCCATTAAAGACTTTATGGATGACGCTGAAATCAAGGGTGCGCTTAGCCCAAGCCAAGTAAAAGCATTGGTAAAAAGAGCCGCTAGTATCACAACGGACGCTCAATTTGATAAGTTTATTGATTATGCTGATAAGATAATTAAAGACGCAAATTTAGCGCAAGATTTAGAAGATTTGCGTAGTAACCAAAAGGGTGCAGGAAAGAAACGCCACAATGAAAAAACGGCTGACGTAAGAAAGTTTTTGGACGCAGAAATATTTGATGAGGACGGAAACTTATTGCTAGATGAAGCCACATTTAGTGAATATTCTGATGCGGTAGCGGCACTTAATCAAAAAATACCTGACCACTCTTTGATGGAAGCTACTGATGCTTCGGGTAAAACGCTATCGGAAAGAGTTGCCGACCAATCACAATCTGCTTCTAATCCGTATATGAATATTAATACGGTAAAAGACTTAATGAAGGCTTGGACTGCTCTTGACAATAATATAGTTGATGTTGATAGCTACAAATCATTTACTAGAAATATCAGCAAGATTAAGGCAAGGCTAAAGGATTTAGTCCAATCAGGTACGATTACGCAAGATGATTACGACACCGCTATTAGTCAAATATACAAGCACGAAAACGGCAAGAGAGTGTATGAAGCAAAATATGGCGACCAAATTGGACAACTAAAATCCGCACAAATAGCCGATGCTCAAGCAAAAGCAAGATTGGTTGATGATAGTGGGTTCAATAAAATGCAGAAAGAATTGTGGCAAGAGTTCAAGCGCAATATGTCGGTTAATTTTGAGAAGTTTAAGAAATTGGAAGTTTCTGACTTGGATAAATTGAACACCGTCCTTGACCGAATGGGTAATGGATTTATGCCCGAATATGAGTTCAGACAAGTAATGAACAAGATTGAAACACAAGGACAAGGAGTTAAGATAGCTAAACAAGTAGCTAAGATTTCAGATAAGTTTAAAAACAACTTAGATAAACTTCGTGATTTATTTGAAACAAATGACCCTGCGAGATACGAAGCAGAACTAGGAATAGCGGGAGATAATTCATTGTGGAATGGCGTGTTAAGTAGAACACAACGTGCGCTAAAAAAATATACTGAAACCACGCATGATATGTATGAGAAGTGGTATGATAGTTTACCTAGCTTCTATAAAATTACGGGTAAAAAACCTGTATTGATAGACAAGATAGATGCTAAAGATGGTAAGGTAGGCAAAACTGTTGTATCTCAAAGGGAGTATGATATGGTCAAGGTGGGTGTGGTTCGCCACATGATTAACCACGCTGCTGAAATGATGGCTAAAGGTAAAGACCCAATAGATGTATTTGGTGAGCAACTATCTGACATTAAGGAGCGTCAAAATTACGCCACAGAAGGTGAGTTAAGCATCTTGACTGATGTGTATAACAAATTGAAGTCTAATCCTGATTTATTAGATATTAATGGCGAATTAGATTACAATAAAGTTTGGAAAAGCGTGGAAGCTAATGACGGCAAAGTGTTGGACGTAAATCAAGCTAAAATAGAAAGTTCATTTGACGGTCTTGACTTAGAAACAGGTGATATGATTACATCATCTAATGCCATAAGAGGCGTAAACGCTACTAAAAATCCAAAACACATCAGAAGATATTATGTAGGAACACGAGTTGGCGAAGGTCAGATTAACGAAAGCGAACAGATTGGAGTGAGAGCAGGTTCATCTTACGCTCGTGCAGAAAAAGATATGCCTAACGGTGCTATGTTATTAAATGCGGAGAAAATCATTCAGCGTCAAATTAAAGAAGCCGCAAAAGATTACCACATTAATCAAGAATTGGATAAATTGAATGATGTGTTTGAAGAAGCTAAGTTAGCAGCTAACAGAGAAGATATTAATGTGCTAAACGAGTTTCAACAAGACCAACGTAGGATAATGCAGTATCATTTATCATCGGGCGACATACCTCCTGTGTTTAATAAAATACAAGGTGGGCTTTATGTGAAAATGCTTACCACTCCTTACCGTTTGGCAGCAGAAGCGGTATCAAATACCGCTCAAATGATGGTAAGAGGTAGGTCTTTTAGAGGATTATTGACTGCGTTACCTAGTGAAACAGTTAATCCAATGTATCGTGAAATGACCGATATAATGAAAGCCACCGAAAGTACATCACTAGACCACGCTGAATTTAGGTCAATGAAAAACATTGAAACTAAAGACGGTCAAATACAGAGAGAAGGGTTATTAAAACGTGGCGTGGATGTTATCAACGGTGTGACAAACGCAATGGCGGTGGGCGGTATATGGATGCCAAACTTTAATAGAAAATTTGCTGAACTTACAGGTGAGAATTATAATAATTCTATGCTGAAAAACCCTAAATATGTAGATGCTATGCGTGAGGCTTCATCTTATGCAGATAGAGAAACAGAAACGGTAATAGGTTCTACGCTAAAGGGAGGTGCAAGAAGAGAAATAGTGCTTACTCCTTTTGGTGGTAAACTAAAAGCAGATACCGCTTTAGGTAGTTTAGCTAAGTTTTTGAGTAATTATCCTTATCGAGATACAAAAGAATTAGTTAGAGGTATTAATCAAATGGTTACGGGAGTAAATGAGGGCAGAATAGACGGTGCAGCAAGGTCTATGGGTGTTGTTACTAACATGATGCTTTACACAGGAATGTATGCTATTACTAAGTCTTTGTGGAAGCAAACTTTTGGCGATGACGATGAAAAAAAGGAAGCAAAAGAAACAATAGACCGATTATCTACAAAAGAAGGATTTGTAGACTTCACTAAACAAGAGGCGTTATCAAATGCAGTAAATCTAGCAGGAACTAAATATTCTCAAGCGGGTAAAATGATGACAAGATTGAGTGTGATAGCTTTATATAATTCAAATTTGCTAGACGAAACGCAAAAGAAAGACCTTGCCAATTTTGCCGAAGCGCAGTTATATATGTACTTTAATAAAAAAAGTTTCCGTAAAAGTGATGCGCAATCCGAATTTTACAATGTCATACCTCATTTAAAAGAAGCGTCTGATATATTTTATCGAGAGGTGAAAGGCGAGGAGGGTGTAACAGCATTGCTTAAAGAAGCTAGAGAGAAAGGCGTAGAGGGATTGACTAAAGACAAACAAGCACAATTATCGCTATTGAAGAACTTTATACATACCACAAATATTTTATTGTATTCGCAAGGAACGCAATTGCCGTTCTCTAAAGATTTCGTAAAAAGTTTGGAGGTTCAAATAAAAGAATTAAACAAATAATTTAGCTAAAAAACACTACTTTTGAAGTATGAGAAAACCACTAATAGACAAGAGTTGCACAAGCAAAATAGAAACCGCAATTAAATACGAACTAGGTCACTTCTACCTATATAAACATCTAGCTATATGTATGCAGGCGGTGGGATACTTTGGGGCGATGGATTACTTCTTAGCTGAAAGCAAAGAGGAGGATGACCACGCCTTAAAGCATATTAATTTCCTCAATGATATGGGCGTGATGGCGAAGTTACCTTCTCTTTCGCCTGAAAAGGAAGTGCCTACTGAATTATACGAAGCATTAGAACTAGCTTTTGAGAATGAAAAAGACTTATTGGATTACTACAAGTCATTTTACAAAGAAGAAGTGCTAGAGAACCCTGAAATAGCCGAACACTTAAACTTCTACATCAAGACCCAAGTAGAAGCGGTAGGATTTTACGGAGATATGCTATCATTGATGGAGAGCGAAAAAGACAACAAAAACATCTGTATGATTGTGGATAGCAAATTAAAAAAGTTAGCCTAAAAATATTAAATTTGCATAGTAAAAACCACATAAAATGAACCCTAATGTACGCACCGTAACAGACTTAACCACTATTCCATTATCTGTTGCTCAAGCAGGTACATTAACCCCTTTTGCGGGCGATGTTCTCTTACTAGAATATAGTGGAACGGCTGCTGCTTTAGATGCCATTCTTGTACAAGCGGGCGCAAATAAAGAGCAACAAAAAATAAGTTTATGGGTGTGGGATGGTACAAGCACCGCACCGTTTAATATTACAGCTTGGTTTGGTAAATTCATTAAGGTAGATAGAGATGCTTCTGCCTACACGGGCGACTTCAACCTCATTGAGAGTAAGTTATTTGGTTGGGAAGTGATTAGCACGGGTGATGGCACGGGTACAGTATCGGGAAGCGCAATAGGGGCATTAAATACTATTTCATTTAAGCCTATTACTGATTTCTTTATTGACCCCGTAGTAGTAGAGGGTAACGCAGGGGATAATCTCACGGTACTAGAGTTCTATAATTTACAATCAAATTCAAGTAGCAATGTAAATGGTGTAGTTGCAACAAATATAGTATTCAGTCAACTTGAAACATTAATATCCACATCTCAATTAATAGCAGGAAGTTGGTATAAAATTACAGATTTCCAAACAGCTCATTATATTCAATTTTCCGATAGCATAGGTGATGAAGAAATACATACAGGAGCAATAGAACCAATGCTTGTTCAAGCTGTTTCAAGCTCTGAACTTGCTACGGAAATTTGGTCAACTGTTTATCCAACTGATAAAATTACTTGGAAACCTATTTTTAATGATAGAGATTACGATGCCGTACTAGGTCAATCAACAGGAGTTATCACTTCTCGTTACGACACTCTTTTAAAACTTTATAGAGATTACGATTGGAGAAATGTCATCTTTAGACGTTGGGAAACAGTAAGTGGAAGTAGTGATTATAATAATTATACTGACACAGGTTTTGCATTTCAAGATTTCACTCCATTTAATTTAGCTCTTGATAATTTTGATGTAAGCGTAGGTTCAGGATTAGAATTAGGTCAAGCAGCTCTTGGATTACCTTATCAATTAGATAATGTTGTATTTCAATTAGAGTGTACTATATCAAAAGTTTCACTTGGGGTTGCATCAACATTTCAAGAAACATTTGCTGTAAATAATATTGATATATTGGTTGACCAATTATGTCTACTTCAATTTACAAACAATAATATTAAATACGTTCAAAGCAACCTATTTGAGGGGGACGTTCAAAATAATACTTTAATAGAGATTAGTTCAAATGATATAAGTAATGATTTTTTGGGTAATATAGGAGTTTCTTTTGTAGAAAATAATATTGATGGCACTTTTGAAGATAACAATTTTAGTTTTTTATATCAAAATGTTGTAACAGGTGACATTTTTCAAAACTTATTTATGGCAGGTATTGAAAATAAAACATTTACATCTACTGCGGGGATGCAGGCTTTTTCACCATCTGTTACACTTCTTGATGCAGTTGACGGAGATGTTGAGCAAATTTTATCAGGAGGAGTATTATCCTATGTAACATTCTAAAATTATAAAAACATGAACATAGAAACACAAATAGCAAAAGAAAATACAGGAATGTTGCTTACATTTTGGAAGACAGTTGTTACATTTAAAGAACTATCAAGCAATAAAGTATTCTCTAAATACATTATTAAATCAAAAGAAACACCTATTACTCCTGATGGATGGGAACTAGGAAGCTACACTTTTTCTGAACCTAAGAAGGTTAAGATTAAAAAAGGTGAAAGCATTGATAAGGTAACAGATGAACTTGGAAATGTTTATTACGAAGTTACCTCAATAATAGTTTAACATTTTTTTGCAAAGAATTATTTGATAATGTTTGTTGGTATTACATTTAGTACCTACATTTGTGCAACCAAACGAACATTATATGGATACTTACAATCAATTAAGAAAGCAATTTGAGAGCGACATTAAGAAGTTGTTCCCGCTTTCTACCAACCTCGACATATCTATTACGATAGACCAAGTAAATGTTGAGGAATTGAAGTCGCTTAATCAGCCACTAGAGAAACGTAACTTATTTGGTGCTATGGACTACATAGTAGCGAATGTGAGTAACGATGAGTTTCAATCAGAGATTTTATAATTCACTAAAATAGTAAATATGGATAACAAGATAACCGACTTCTCAATGCGTGACGTATGGAATATGGCTTCCTTACGCCCTGACCGACCCCTAGTAGAACGTGACTACCTTTGGGCATCACAACTAAATCAGCCTACCGTAGATAATTTCCTTTCGATGAAGGGCGAGAAACCTACGAACCCACCTAACGCCCGTTCACGCAGAAAGTTCTTAGCGGGGAACATTTGGGAGGAGATACACGCTATACCTTTCAAGGCTATGGGTATTTATGTTAATTCACAAGAAGAAGTATGGACGCACGGTAGAATTAAAGTGAAGGGTAAATTAGACCTATTGGTTCACGGTAAACCCGACTACGAAAGGGCTAGATACCTTATATCTAATTTATTTTTTGAAGGTACAGTAAAGGACTATTTATTAAATGTTGTTGATAGGTTCAATAATATGTATGGGGATAGTGATTTTGCGCCTATGGTCAGAGAGTGTAAGTCTTGTTCTTCTTATGTTTTTAATAAAGTTCATACAGGTGGACGAATTATAGGACACGAACTACAACTCTACCACTATTTAAAAGGCTTGAATTTACCACTAGGCTACGTTGACTATATTTCTAAGGATGATACATTAATGGAAGAAGTCCGAGTTGAATACCCTAACAATGACTTGGAGATGCGCTACGAAAGAACTATTGACGAGTTGTACGATTACTTGGTACACAACGAAAGACCGCCCGTATCACCTTTAATTGTTTGGGAAGGAAAATTTAACAGAAATTTTTATGTAGAATACAGCAATTACTTAACTTTGCTTTACGGTTTTGAAACACCCGAAGATTATAGGGCTTTTGTAAGCAAGACGGTCACATCAAGAAATGCTGTATTAGCTAGATTAAAGAAGATTGAGAAAGGCGAAACGACCCCAACGGGCAAACCGATAGTGCTGACTGACAAGAACAAGATAGCCCTAGAAGAAATCGAGAAAGCGGGGTTCAATATCAAGGAACTTGTTGCAGACATGACAGATATTGAAGAAGAAGAAGTAAACAATTAAATTAAATAAAAATGGCAGAAAAAGTAACAATCACAGAAAGCTCGTTTCAAAAAGAAGTAGATTTGAAACACGGAAAGTTTTATTCCTTTAACATCAAGATTAAAGGTCAGCCTCACAGCTACAACTACTTGAGCAAGTCTAACCCACAGACCAAGTTCGTAGTAGGACAAGAAGTGGAAGCGGAACTCACCCAAAACGACAAAGGCTATTGGAACATCAAGCCCGTTCAGTCAGGCGGTGGTTTCGGTGGAGGCGGTGGCGCAAAATGGGACGACATGAAAAAAGGTTTCGCCTACTTGGGTGCTATGACACTACTTGCTAACGACAAAATAACTAAAGAACAAGTTGACGCTACAATCAAAGCGGCACTAGAAAGATATTTATAGGGTAGGCGCAGGAAAAAATGAAAGTCAAAGCATCACAGACTACCATAACACTTGCTATATTTGAAATTAAGGTTACTTCGAGTATGTTCTTAACCCCCATCTTTTGATAGGGTATAGTATAGGTAAACCCCGTGCGCTGTAATCATTCATACGGGAATGGTAGTTAGACCGCTTGTTGGGTGCGAGAACCCAACGCTTTTTAAAATTATATTATGAGCCTAATAATTTCAAGCAACGACTTAAAAGTGTACGTTGAACAAGTACAGCAGATACTCACCTTACAGCTATCATCGGACAACGTGGATGCGCTACGAGAACACATAATGGACGTATGTAACGTGGCTTCTAATATCCCTTTGATGCAAGCGTCAGCCAAATACTACTTGGAACAGAAGAAAAAAGAAGTGATACCCGAAGCGGCTGAAAAGGGCTACACGCCATTGGTCACTAAGGAATACATCAACTCCCTTTGCGCCCCCGAACTATCCATCTATGAGTTAATCAAGGAACAAGGTAGCGAGTTGGACAAGCGCAGACAGAGTATAGTGACTTTAATCAGTTACGAAAAGAAATTAATTGAAGCATCAATGCAAACACGATAAAACTAAAAAAATGGAACTAGAACTACCAATTTTTCACTACGGTGAAGACACTTTGAAACTTGTTGAATTAGAACTTGAAGTGGACTTAGAGGATTTAGAAATCAAGCCTATTACTTTCTACCACATAGACGGCATTGGCTCTTATTTTGAGGGCGACACGGAATATTCTGTGGTGTTTTCATCGGGAAAAGAATTTCTTTGTCCATTTAATTATATGGAATTGAAAAAATTTGTTAAAGAGGCAAGAACTCTTTGAGAGTACAAAACTATTCATCAATATTGCATCACTAAAATAAACTTATGAAAAGATACGAAGACCACCTATTCACCTCCAAAGGCAAGACCTACTCCGCAGACTTCAACCTATACGATGATGCCGATATTTATATCATAAGAATAGCGGTAGAAAACGAAGAGGACGAGTGCTTTGACACGCTCATTGAGGAAGAATTAATCGACAATATTGACGAACAACTCAAGAGGAGATTAATCGAAAGTATTCAGGAAGAATACGATGCGGCAGTCGAAGCGCACGAAATGGATTTGCAGATTAGAAAAACTTTTGGAAGATGAAAAACAGATTAGAAATATTGTACGACAAAATGCCGTTTACATTCTGTGTGGTAGTAACTAGAAATATGTGGGGCAAACATTCAGCTATTATCGCTGACTTCAAGCAACTAAAGAAATTTTACTACGAAGCAAGCGAGGGAAGGATAAACTTTGAACTCCGATTGAGCCGATTTAATAAGTTGTATCCCATTATCAATACGATTGGCGAACTCGAAATGACAGAGGACGAACAAGAGTGGTTGCTGAAAAACAAAAGTAAGTTCAAGGAGATTAATACTAAGCATGGTACTATCTACGAAACACCAAACATATCATTTAGAGATAATTACCACGCAATAAACGGGAGGGTAGTAGCATTATGACGTTGATAGAAGCAGGTAGGATATATTATAATTGGGGTTACTCGGTAGCGTTCTGCGATGACAAGAAAAAGCCTTTAGGAAGTTGGAAGAAAGCCCAAGAAAAACTAATCGAACCTAAAGAGAAGGACGCTTTCGGAGCGCACGGGGTGGGACTTATATGTGGTAAGGTAAGCGGAAACCTAGAAGTGATTGATATTGATTTAAAATACGATGTTACGGGTACGCTATACGACAGAATTAAGGGAGAGATTAAGTCGTTGCCATTCGCCCACAACTTTCTAGTAGAAACGTCAACCAACAAAGGCATCCACTTTTATTACAAGTGCGAGGCGGTTGAGGGGAACATTGCCTTATCAAGAAGGTACGCCACAGAAGAAGAACTCAAGGTCAATCCAAAGGAGAAGGTGAAGGTGCTGATTGAAACACGAGGCGAGGGTGGGTACATAGTCTGCGCCCCGACACAAGGGTATCAGATTACGAGCAAGAAATCAATCTCGTTCAAGGACGTACCGACCATCACGCCAAAAGAGAGAGAACAACTCCACAACATTTTAAAGAAGTTCGACCAAACAAATCTTTGGACAAAGAAGGAAGTTCTAGCACCAATAGCACGGGGCAAGAAGTTAGCCTCGTCCCCTTTTGATGCTTTCAATATGGACGGTGACGTTCCTAGACTACTCGAAGAAGCGGGATGGACTTATGTGGAAACAGAGGGGAATAATATGAGGTTCAGACGGGCGGGGCAAACGGATAGCAGAACGTCAGCAGATTGGCACACAGATAAGAGGATATTCTTCTGCTTTACTTCATCAAGTGAGTTTGAGCCTAGCAAGGGATACAACCCCGTACAAGTATTTGTTATGCTCAAGTACGGCAGTCTTAACAAAGAAACCTACTCGGAAGCGGCTAAAGAGTTGATGAAAATGGGCTACGGAGATACCATGCCCGAATTGGATGCGATAGATAAGCAGATTGAAGCCGACACAACGGGTACATACCTAGCAGACGATAGTGAAGCAGACGAGTTCCTAGAGGCTTATAGGAATGATGAGTTGCAGATGGGTGTTGGTATCGGTATGCCATCGTTAGACGCTAGTTGGGTATTCAAACCCGCTTCATTTAATATGATTGGTGGTATGGCGAACATCGGAAAGACCGATAGTTTTCTATGGTGGCTGACTATGTTAAGTAAAAGACACGGCTTCAATTGGATGGTGTGTTCGATGGAGAACGATATTGGAGAGATATTCAAAGTGATAATCGAATACTACTTGTCCAAGCCAATTAAAAAGATTGACAATAACGAATACATACAAGCTAAGGCGTGGGCTAAGAAGCATTTTACGGTGTTTTCTAACAAAAGAATATACACCTACCACGATGTACTCAACTCGGCTATAAAGGAGGCTAAGAAAAAGGCTTACGCAGGCTTGTTGATTGACCCCTTGTCCGCCCTTGAGTACGATGTAAAAGAGTTGAAATTATACGGAGAGTACCGATACAACTATCGCATGGCTACGGAGTTCAGGTTATTCACCAAGAATACCAAGATAAGTATATTTGCTTTGGCGCACCCGAACACAGAGGCGAATAAGAGAATGAAGAACGGCTATCCCGAAGCCCCTTATGCGGCTGACATTGAATACGGTAGTATGTGGAATAATCGGTGCGATAATTTCCTTACTTTGCACAGAAGAATTAGCCACCCTACGGAGTGGTTTATTACCGAGTGGCACGTTAGAAAGATTAAGAGTAAATTTTCGGGCGGTAACATCACGAGCGAACCGATTAGACTAGAAAGAAACGTGAACTGCTACTACACCGACCTTTACGGGGCTGTTGGAGAAGTATCTTATCACAACGAACCGAAAAGCGGGGAAGAAGAAGCACCATTTTAAATTATATATATATGAAAATAGCACTATTATCATCAGTATTCGGAGGACACGACACCCCGAAAGAAGTACCCGCCCAAGAAGGGTTTGAGTACAAGACTTTCTTCTTTAACGAGGACAACAGCAGACCGTTTCCTAATCTTAATGACAGACTAAAGTCCAAGTATTACAAGTGCCAATCGCACAGAGTGGAAGAACTCAAGGAATACGACCTGCATTGTTGGGTGGACGGTAGCGTACAAATAACAAGCCCGTTGTTCCTAAAAGATATGGCTACTAGATTACTAGAAAGCGGTGGGGATATAGTTATTGGCAAACATAATCAACGAGAATGTATCTACGATGAATTAGACGTAGTTATTAACTCTAAAGACGAGTATTTGACATCAAGGTACGCCAATCAGCAGTTACCCCTTGAACGAGCGTTCTATGTGGAGCAAGGACACCCGACTAAATGGGGGTTATGGTCGTGCGGAATATGGATGAGGCACAACGGAATAAAAATGAACGAAGCCTTCGACCTTTGGTGGGATATTAACATCACATATTCCTACTTCGACCAACCCGCTTTTTGTTACTCTATGCGGAAGCACGGAATTAACATAGTCCAAGCACCGTATATCGAGAAAGGCGATGTATTTAAGAACGATTATTTTTATAGACTAGAACACAATAAAATAGCATGAACCAAGAAGAATTAGCCAAAGAACTATCGCAGAGTTTATTCAGACAGACTTACTTAATGAAGATGCTACACATCGAGCATCAGACTTTCTTGAAGTTTAAGGGGCTGAATAGCGGATTTAAAAACACCCTAGCCATGCTCGTGAACGGATTTAAGAACGGAATTGAGCGATTAAAAGATTATATGCCAAACTCTAGGAAAGCCTTTGAGCAGGAGATGGCTATGAGCGAAGAAAAGATGATGGCTTTATCCAATATCTTCTCGGTGCTTATTCTGCTACCTTTGGAGGATGTGGAGAAGATTGAAGAACAATGTAACGACATAAAAAAATCAATATGACAATAGCCATCCCGACCTACTATAAGAACACCCGAACACTAGATAAGCTAGACCTATTATTCAAGTCCATCTCTGCTCAAAAAGGGGTGGACTTTGCCGTTATGGTAAGCGACAACTCCGAACTAGCCCATATAGAGAACCTTTGCGCCCGATATGGGTTTGGTCACACCTACTGCGATAAGAAAGGAACGGCTGCCAACACTAACGCTTTACTCGACCAACTAAAAGGGAAGATAAAGATAATGTATCAAGATGATTTATTTCTCACCGACACCGCCCTAAAGGAGTTCAGCGATGCCCTAGATAACTACAAGTGGGTAGTGTCAGTATCCACTTTAATTGACGAGCGAGGACTGCCTATGTGGGGAGTTAATAATCCTCATTTCCACCACCGCCTAACCCACTCTAATACAATCGGTATGCCATCGGTGGTCGGGCTGTGGAACACGGACGTAAGGATGGACACTAGACTGATTACTTTATTGGACACCGACTTTTACAATAAGCTAGTAAAAAAATATGGGCTTCCGTACATAATACAGAAACCCATTATCGGTCAAAGAGTTTGGAGTGGTAGCGTATCAGCTAGCTTGAGCCAAAGCGACAAGACTAATGACCTCCGTATTCTCGCATCCGATTTTTCTTAGCAGAGTGTTTAAATTTTTCAACACCGCTTGGTTTTTCTCGCCCGTGATGGCGTACAGTCTTACCAATTCAGAGTAAGCGTCCGATACAAAGTCAGAATAATTCTTTTGGCGCAACAAAGGTTCTGCGTAGTCAGAAACCATGCTCACCGCTTGAGCTACTTGTAGTCTTACCTCCTCGTCACTATCGCATAAGTCTTGGATTTCTTGGAGTGAACTTAGGATGGTAGAGTGGTGACGACCACCGATTTCTTTTCCTATGTCTTTTAGAGTGAACGGGTACATCCCGTCCAAGTAATGCTTGCGTAGCATATAGCAGAATAAGTGTCGTGCTTGAGCGATAGGTCTTAGCCTACTCTTTGATTTGATTTGTTCTTGAGTGATACCTGTTAAGGTGTACACAATCATAAATGCTTCTTCGATTTTGTCTTCTCTTGTCATAGGTATTTGGTTTTAGTTGATGGTATTGAAATATAATTCGGTGTTCCACTTGCTATCCATTCTTCGTCCTCGTATCGTGTACCCACTTTCGGTGCGTCCAATCTTCTGATATAATTAGTCCTAGACCACCAAAAGTTGCCCTCGTAGAAGCCTATCCAATTCACACCGCAAGTATCGTAACCATTTCTGATATGTGCAATGCAGTCACGCCAATTTAACAAAACTTGTGTATTCATCTCATCCCTCCATTCCGCCACGTTGTCCGCCACTTTACTAGCTCCCTTAGTGTGGAAGTATAGAATGATACTCGGCACGGTTTGAGATAATTCGTGCATAAGGGTGATGGTAGGTCTTTCGTAGCCTTCCACGCCCCAATAGTGGAACTTAAACTTATCTCCGTCTAGTATGTCAATCAGTTCTTTGGTGTCCTCTTGCGCCCCAATCACCCCAACGTGGATTTCTTGAAGTTCATAGTACAGACCCGACTTTTTCATAATCTCGTATTGTTCGGTCACGATGGACTTCCAAGCGTTCTTCATGTAAACATGATAGTAGCCAATTATCCGTTTGTTGTCGGCTAGCTTCGGGGTGTAGGTGAACTTCTCTTTGAAGCCTGCCATATCAAAATAGTAGGACACGAAGTCGTTGTATATTTTGATTATGTCTGTGCTTTTCACTTCTGTGCCAATGATGGACAACCCTATGTACTTATCAATGATGTACTCTTTACTGCGCCAATCGTTCAGTATGTGTAGGTAGATAGGTCGCCACGACTTTTTGTGAGGAAGAACACCCGTGATGGCACACGCTATGTTGAAAGCTAGTTCGTCAGGGAATTGCTCTCGCCAAGTTTCTGCTTTAAAGCCCGATTTCAGCACCTTTCTAGCTTCGCCAAACACATAGCTTGAATTTAGACTTGCTCTCCAAAAGATAACGGACGAGTTCACTTGTGGTATTTTTGTGTCAAGTGGTAGGTTGAAGAACTTAGCTATGTCCTCATACTTCGCCCACGCCCGATACTTTGGGGATGGTTCGCCCGATAAGGGGGAGATACCAATATTGAACATCGTAAAATCACTACTCTGCAAGAACATCTCATCAACTGAATGTGACGGATTGATAATCGTATCAGCGTCTAGGAATAGGGTTTCCGAGTACGGTGTCATCAAGTCAAGCGACACCTTGAGTTCCATTACTTGCTTATTAGGCGTTACATTGTCCTCTATTAAGATGTGGTGGTCGAACACGGCTAGATAGTCTTCTAGTCCCTTAAATGCCGACTTAGAATAGATAATTCCTATCGGTGTTCGGCTGTTCTGTTTTATGGACACCGCTAGTGCGGTAGCCATCCGCCCGTATAGGGGTTCTCCTACGGCTATTGTTAGTATTCCTTTCATGGTTATGTTCGATTTTTAAAATGGACAATTTTGTTTTGGTATTAGTTCTATTTCGCTTTTTAGTTTTTCTAGGCTGACAAAATTGCGGTTAATGTAATATCCCGCTTTACCGCCTTTTATGGTTTTCTTTATTTCTTTATTCGTTTTTAAGTTAATCAATTTTTTACATTCAGTCCAAACATAGTAATGATAAACCTTGTGCCTCCACTTTGTTTTGTAACTACATAAAACATTCATAATCAACTTTATTTTAGTGGGCAAAGTTTCATATATCTACGAGTTAGCAGCCATTAAAACCGACTACCCATAAAACGAGCCAGCTCAATTGAGTTATAGTCTTGTTCTGTTTCTGCCTTTAATTGTTTTTTATACAAATCTCTTTTCCACTCTAAATGATTTTTAACCGACTGCAACCATTTTTCAAGGTTTTCGGGTTTGACATAATAAACATTATCGTCTTTTTCTGTATCTACCCTACAAACGTGAAGTCCTTTGCAGTTTAAATTATTTTGCTCAATTGGATATACTTTCACCCAATACTTTTCACGCCCAATTTTGTATTTCAAAAAGACACCCGAAAACCTAAAAAATGGTTTGTGCCTTGTGAAAACCGAATTAACGGCTGCTAACACTGTATTGCCGAAAGTGGGGTTGACGTGCAAATTTTCAACTGTATTCATTCTATTTAACTTTAGTGATTTAATCAATATTTGTGGTACTATGCCCCACCTTCGGCAATACTTTTACATTATAAGCCATTTTGAAACACGACATCCTTTTCAATTTTATCACCAACCAATTTACTAACCACCACTTCTTTTATATTATGTTCTTGGTTGGTTAATGATACTATTTCAGAAACAAACTTTTGATAATCATCATCCGTTTCTAATGTTCCACAAGTAGCTCCTCCGAGAGTTGTTTCGACACGATATGCTCCGTATGGATTTTCAATGTGGGTTTCTTCGGGGACTAAGTTTTCAAACTCATACCCTTTGGCTTCATCCTTTTTTAAAAATTTACCATTTTCATCCCTTTTGTAGTGGAATACTCTGTGGTAGCCACAATCGGGGCAGTTGATATATTCTTCACCCGATTTGTAGTAAAAATCGTCTATGCAATTCTCTTGTTTGCATCTTGGACATTCAATGTAATCAATTACGCTTCCCATATTATTTATTTTTAGTTATTAAATTATTTCAATTAAAACGGCTTATAACAAGGTGTATAAGAAAGTTTGCTATCAACGGTAGTGGTAATTTGAAAGTTTCTACAAGCAAACCTTCTCATACACCCAACCGTTATCTCATTTCCATTTTCAAAATATAATTACCGCCATATCGGATGCTACGGAGTTCGGTTTTTAAATTCTTTTCTTGAGTTTTTTGTAGTTCGGTTTGAACATAATTAACCCATGCAAGATACGAAATATTTTCAGGGCGTTCAATAGTTTTTGAGATTTTTACTTCTGTCATGGTTTAGTTTTTTGAATGAGTTAAATTGAATACAATTCTGTCTAGTATAACGTACACGGGTACTCCCTCTTGTGCCGCTTGCTTCTCTAGGTCTTGGATGGTTAGTGCCATATTAGTCGTTTTTAACTTGTTGACTTAATTTTAGAATTTGCAAGATATACCCGTGTAAGGTTCTGCCGTCTTTCTTTGCTGATGATTTGAGTTTCATTTTTAGTTCCTCGTCTAGTTTAATGCTCGTTGGTTTTTTCATTGTTGTAGTTTTATGATTAAAATAGTTAGTTCGTTGTCGGTCATTGTAGCCTTTAGGTCTTCGGCTAGGTTGGTGATTTCTTGTGGTGTCATTTTTATGTATTTTCGGTGAAGTAAATATCGAAACATTTTTCTTGGAAACATACCCCTATCCTCGCCCCGTATTGCTCCGCTTTTTTGATTGTTTTTATTAAGTTGGTGCTATTTATCCAAAATTGTTTTCTTGGGTATGCTCGATAGAAAAATCCCCCGTTTATATACTTTGATGTTGAAAGATGAGGGGTGTAGTTTTCCCCGAAGATGTTTTCAATGATTTGTAGCTTGTTCATAGGTATCTATTTTTAGTTTTTATAAATCTTGATGCTTTATAGCGGTACTTCATAAGTAATACCGCACAAATAAAAGTAATTAAGTATAGTTTTTCAATAACAGTTTTCATTTTTAACAGTTTTTATGAGGCGAAAATCGCAATGAGTAAAATAATGACTAGCAAGAATAGCGTGTAGTCTGTGTTTGGCTTGGTTTTCATTTCTAGTTTTTAGGGTTATTTAATACCATTTCGGACGTTTCTTCAATACCATCTACAAACATCATCAGTCGGTCACGATTGTAGCTAAAAATGCTCCCGTTTTTGTAGTCTAATTGGTTTGTGATTTCGTCAATGGTGTTTTTCCATTTTTCGTTGGCTTCTATCACTTCTGTGCGGAGCTGTTCGATTTTTGCAGATAATTCGCTTTTGTCTTTGTTGTGATGTAACATTTCCTCCGTGCTGAATAAATATTCGGGGTCTGCGAAGGTGGCATCTTCAACACTTGTGTAACTTGTGCCAAATTTTGCGTTTAATTCATCAAGGTCGAATTTCTCAAATTGCGGTTTTTGGTCGGTGTTGTCGTGGTTCATTAGTCGGTAAATTGTGTTCATAGCTTTTTAGTTTTTGCAAAGTGATTTTAATAAATTAAGGTCTTTTTGCTTCGGTTCTTGTGCGTTTTTAGTCGCATCAATCAACGACATATTACTAGTAGTTTTTGTCCATTCTTTGCCCGTCTTTGGGCTTGTGTAGGTTACTTTATAGTGTCCATAACCTGATGGGATAAATCTAAAGTCTGTTCTGCTAATTTTAGTTTCCATTGTTTTCTAGTTTTGGTTTAGTGTTAAAATAGCTTGACCTATTGCTTTTGGGTAGTTGGTCGTGGCTGTCATGCGCTCCCCGTTTAGGTATATTCCGAAGGTGCGCTGTCCGTATTCACCCTCAACTATTATTTCTACTTTTTTGCCGTATTCCGTAGCTTCAAAAACTAAACAGTTTTCGGTGAAGTTGTTGGCGTGGCGTTGGCTTGTCTGTGCTAATACTGTGATTTCCATGTTTAGTTTATGTTTAGTCTAGTTAAAAAATCTTTGAAACCTCGTGTGTAGCTTTTTCTGTACGCTTCGGAGATGTGTCCCATAAGTTGTGGGACTGCCATAAGTTGCGAAGTTACTGAAACGTGCTTCTGTTCTATTATCTTATGAAGTTGGTGTATAGTTTTCCCTTCTTCTAGGGCTTCTTTTAGCTCGTCCATAGTTTTCATAGACTGTTCACCTACTTTCGGACAACTGATGTCAAAATCGTCCTTTATTGAAGCCCGTAGGTGTGCTTCAATTATTGCTTTTTGTTTTTTAGTTACTTTGCTCATGGTTTTGGTTTTTGAGATTAGAAAATAGTACGGGGTGTGTTTTCGCTACACTACGGCTTACCCGTCCCCGTTTTTGTGATTAGATTACTTTTGCGCCCCAAGCTAGTTTTATAAAGTTGGGCGTGTTTGTGGCTTTTACTACGGGTAGATTTTTCAGTTTTGCTACATACTGAATATGTTTGCTAGTAGTGTGGCTAAATTTGCCCAACTCCACTATTTTGTCGGGGTGTATCTCTGCTACTTTTGTCAAGTAAGAGATAATAAAGTTGCCGTCAATTGCTAGGTTTTGCTTGATTTTTGTCATGTTTTCTAGTTTTTATGTTGTTAATTAATATGCTGATAAAGGTCTGTTTTGATTTTGCTCAAAGGTTGCGCTTTCGTATTCGTCCTCGTCATGGTTAGTTAAGTCGTGGAAGTATCTCGAAAGCCCGTCCGCTATTTCTAGTAAGCGTTGGTTATTTCTCCACTCTTTTATAGTACAGTCGTTGGCAATTTTTCCAAGCATACCTCCGCCTAAATAGTTTTGGTAAGCGGTCATTTTTTGCCCGTCATAACTTTTGGCTATACTTGAAAGGTCAATTTCTATACCTCCGCCTCTGTGGCTTATTTGTTGGCGAATGGTGATTTCTTCAAAGTTGATGTTTTTTGTTTTCATGTGATTAGTTTTTATAGTTTAAAAAATTGAAGTTGTGCGGATACTTCACCCCGTTTGTTTTACTTACTTGTGAAGCCTACATTTGCCCCTATCGCTCCCGTTAGTGTCGGGGACGTAGTTTTTATCTCAATCCCGTTAGTGAGGTCAAAAAAACTTATTTGCTCATTTTGCCAAGCGTAAAAGTTAGCTTCTGCTTCTGTGTTGAAAATTTTGATAGCGTCAAAGTAGTACTCATTGTTGTCAGTATTGAGCCAACCACCTACACCATCGAAGCCTTCTAAGTTTTGAAATAAGCCAATAGCCACTACATGGGCTAAGCCCGTCAACCCGAAAGAGTTTTGTGTGTGTTTAGTGGCTACTGAATAACCGTTAGTAATAGGGCGCAAGTTGTGGTCAACTGTGAAGCCTTGAGGATTTTTTTGAGCAATTTGAGATATTGCTAAAACTGTGTTTTGTTGCTTTTTCATTTGTTTTGTTTTTAGTAGTTATTAAAAATATCGAAAGTATTACCTTTCTGACGGTGCAAATATATGTTTAAACTTTTCAGACTTCCAAACATGAAGCACAAAATAAATTGTTAAAAAATAAACTAGCTAAAAAATATACTGAAAATCAATCAGTTATAAAGCTACAAGAATAAAAATATTTTTCAATCACTAGGTGAAAATAGCTAATTTAGACAAGTCGAAAAAATAATTTAGACAAGGGAAAGAGAACGGGCGAAAAGGGAGCAATAAAAAAATAAACGAAACGAAAAGTTAAAAACTGTTAATTTCCGTCTATGTATTTCAGTCGTGCGTTCTTCGCTTGTTTCTGTGTGTCCTTTACTAGGTAAGTATATGAAGCTATTATTTTTTTCCCTTTGTCCGTCAATTGATAGCATTTGCTCGGCTTCTTTACTGTGTGTGTTAGCATTGGATTGAATGGTATCTGCTCAATCAATTGTTTTTGTTTGAGTGTCTTAAAATTGTTTGCTACTTGTCCCTTAATAAATAGCTCATAGAAAGCGGACGGACGAGCGGGGACAAGGGAAATATTAAACTCGTGTATTGATAAGAGAAGCGTAAATTGAATGAAAGTGATTTCAAGGCGGTTTAAGGCAAATAAGACGGCAAACAAGTCAACTGCCAACGGCACTTTATTTGAGGAACGAAACGCCCGAAAAGGGGTATTTTCAATATATAGGCTTCTTATATCCTTTACTATTCTCTGCCTTCCTTTCATATATAGTCTATTTGTTCACTTAGTCGCTTGTAAGCGTTTGTTGTCGTTTATTCTCTAGTTTTTAGGGGTGTGTCATTACCTCACAAAAATAGCTTATTTACCTAGTTTTTGCCCATTTTTGGCTAAAATTGATTGAAATTGCGCCAATATTTCGACCTCTTGGTCGGTTAAAAGACAAATATTGAGTTTTAAAGCCCTTGCCATACCCTCTAAAATGGGTATCACGTCCCCTGTTTCTATCCTATTGATACGGTCACGATGGGCGTTTACTTGCTTTGATACGGCTATTAAACCTACTTTTTTGCGCCTTCTTACCTCCCGAATGTTGTGCAGATACGTCATAAAATTTCCGCTTGTGTCGTTTACGTCCGTAAATATACAACATTCATTTTACTTTTTATAACGGGCATAAAAAAGCCCCACTTTTTAGGGTGAGGCGTGAAGGTGAGGACGGGCGTAGATGGCTTACATCTCTCTGCGCTCAATTTCTTTTTGCACCTTGTCCATCTCTAGGTCGATTGCTTTCTTTATTGACGGGCTGATGTTTTCAGAAACGTGCAAATAGTCCCGTTCGATAAGGTATGAAATTTCCGCTAACAGATTAGCTGTTTCTAATAGCGTGTTATTGCTTACGCTTGTGTGTTTTGTTTTCATAGGTTTGTTGTTTTGGTTTAGTTAATATTTTGTCCCCTTTAGCGGGCGGTTGGTTTGTCAGTAGTGATAATTGCAGACAGAGCAACGGCACAAGCAAGAGATAATAAAACACTTATAAAAAAAGTCAATATGCTAACTGTCACCCCTTGAGGGGCGAAGCCTCCGATGATAGAAGTTGCAAGATAGGCAAAGAATAAGCCATAGAAGGCGAAGATAAAAATTGATAATGTTCTAACTGTGTTTTTCATAGTTGTATTGTTTTTAGTGGTTAATTAATGACTGTCTGTTTTTCTGTTAAAATTATTTGCTCCAATTTTCGGTTATTATCTTCTCCACTTCCGCCTGTTCTTTGTCTGTCATTGTGTACCAAACGACAGTATCTATGGCGTATTTAAAATCTCTGCCTATGTCCTTAGTCATTGCGATGATGTAGTTTGCTTTGTCTTGTGGTGTTGCCTTAGTTGTTTTCTTAGTTGTTTTCATGGTAAGTAGTTTTGTTTAGTTAAATAATATAGGGCAAAAATAATTTGTTTAACTATATATAGGTAATACTTTTTGTTAATAGATGTTAAAACATTTGTTAAAAATTAACGTCCACTTTATTGGGCGCTTCCCTGTCAACAAGGTTTTTAGACCCCTTTTGCGCCCGTCTATCTTCGTCCGCTTCAATATCCTTGCGGCTTATTGTTTCACTTTCTTGTTTTCGCCCGTCCGTTTGTGCGCTTAAAAATCGTCTGCGAAGTAAGGGATTGTTTAAAATTTCGGAGGGGTGTCACATTCATTATTTTGGGTTCGGAAATTCGTGCGCATGGGTATAGGAAAGCGTATCACTCACACAGACCTCCAACATATCGTAATTTTTAATTA